AGAACCAAAATATACTTTCAAACATCTTGATTTTTATACAAATAAGCAAAGTATTATAGAAGGAGATATGTGTATCTTAAAAGATGTTATCCAACACTGGCCAACAGAAGAAATATATGTATTTATGGATTATTTAATAGAAAGTAAAAAATTCAAATATATCTTATTGGTTAATTGTTGTAATCAACAAATTAATGATCAATCTTGTAATACAGGGGGGTGGCGCCATTTAACCTGTAATTTATTACCATTAAAAAAATATAATGCTGTCAAAATAGATAATTATAATTCTAAAGAGATTTCTATTATTAAAATATAGTCGGTGTTTTAAATATTTAAAGGTGTAAAATAAATACGTGATATTTTTATATGTATTTGCTGGGATAAATATGTGATATTTTTATTAAAAAATGATGTGTTTGAATGTATAAGTAATATATTATCATGACTGATATGCTAAACATAGCTATTGTAGGAAACAAGAAAAGAATTGAGTCTTGTAAAAAAGTAGGAGCCGATAAAAAGATTATAGGTCATAAGCGTGAAAAGGACTTCCTCGCAAAATACAATATAACAAAATTAAATGAACCGACCGAATATGGCGCGACGTCAGATACGAGTATTTGTCAATCACATAGCATTTGCGACAAATTAAAAGAAACTATCAAAAACACCAATTTGAATGTAAGCAATAAGAGTGGTAAAAATATTCAGTTAGTCCTAGGTAATATTCCAGAACTCAAGGATATTGATATTGTTACACTAGAAGACAAGGGATATGTTCGCAAAATATTTGAGAAATATCTAAAAAAAAGCGAAAGCAAAAAACCTGCTGGAATACTAGCATACAAAGATACTTCCAGAAAAAAATGGACTTTCTTCAATACAGATGATATAGTAGATTATATAGTAGATAAATGCATATGGCGCAAAATTGAATCAGGACGTATTAAAGGTGATTTCACTGATGACTCGAAAAAAGGTACGCGCAATTATATTACATATGAATATCGCAATAAACGTAAAAGCTATTTTCTGGGATTTAATGGGAATGCTGGTAAGCCATTTATTGAATTATTGAAATCACCTAATCATGGGATCAACTATTACGAGGACGACTACTAATTATCTTGGATTGCATATTATAAATATTTCGTGCGAATCTTTAATATTATTTGTTTCATCTAACTTTCTATTTTTTCCTATTCTGGTTTCGCCTTGACCATAAGTATATTGCCACTCAGGAAATTCAAATTTAAAATCTTTGTACCAATCGCGAATAGTATCGCAGTTATTATATGTAATTAGAAATCCTCCTTTGTGATTCATGAGTAAATCGCACATTTTTTTGTGATTAAAATTGTTATGATGAATTGCAAAATTGCAATTAGGATATAATCCTTTAAACATCTTACTATCACCTTCTAAATAATAAGGAGGATCTAGAAATAGAAAATCATCTCCGTGACGCTGAATAACATTCTCAAAGTCATCACAAACAACGGATATATTATTAAATTGCATATTTTCTAGATTTTTAATTCTACGTTTAAATTTATCTTGTTTGATTTCATTAGAACTTGGCCAACCAAGAAACATTGGTCCATATGATAAAGTCATATTGTAATAATAATAAACAGCTTGCTTAATAATATTATCATCTAACAATACTTTATCTTCATCAGATAATTCTACTACTTTCTTTGTATTATATATAAGATTAGCAGGCTTAATTTTATCCCAGTAATTGAGAAGTACGTGTCTATTATATGTAAATTCTTCGCTTGTAATATTAAATTTTTTTAGTTCTTCAATAAACTCTTCCTTATGATTAATAAGGACATTCCAGAAATTAGTGAGCATTCCAAATATATCGTAACCTATTACTTGAATTCCTAAATTTTGTGATGCACATAGTTCAAATGATCCGCCTCCAAAAAATGGCGAAACTATTTTTTTTTCACGTAATTTAGGAAGACTATTAAGTATTAGTCCAATTGCTTTTGATTTACCACCAGCATATCTAAGAGGGGATATAAGTACGCGTTTAAAAGTACCATCGGATTTACGAATAGTATCAAGATATTTTCTTAGATATTCTTCTTCGCGCTCATAACAAGTATCATTAGCTACTTGCATAATAGTAGTAATTATATTAATTAGTTTTGCTTTATATCAATTTTTATAATTAGGATTTAATAATAGTTTTAGGATCAATTTTAATGGTTCTTAATATCTTTTTAAGAAAACCTACATTAAAGTTTTTTACCTGACAATTTTCATATTCTTTAATTACATTATCCTTTACAGATAAGCGTTGAGCCAAGTCTTTTTGAGTAAATCCCATTGCTATACGACCATCTACAATCGCCTGAGCATATTTTATTGACATTTTATTTAGATTAGGAATATCATCTTCCAATAATCTAATCATTTCTTTGTTGCCCGGAGGCTTTTGAATACTTTCTTTTTTTTTTAATTCTTGTGGCTTTTTAGTAAATACAATAGGTTTCCAGTCTTGAAAATTAATAGAATTGTTATTCATTATATTATTAATATATAATATAAAAACTTCTATAAATAATATTAGTTTTTTAAATAAAAATTGATTTAAATTTCTTTATATTTAATTATTAATAAAATGTATTCTTATGATGTTTTTCCACTTGGTGATCTAAGTCTCTGTCAAATTAAAAAAGGTCAACAAGTTCTCAATGATATTTCAAAAATTGTTGATAATAAAAATAATGAACTTCTCAAATACATGTGTAAAGTATCTAATCAAATCTAACTAAGATACTTAGATATAAGAGCCAAAGCACTAACTTCAGCATTTTTTGGCATTTTTTTCATTTTTATTAATTTTTTATTTTTGATACTCAAAGTATCATAATTAATATTAATAGTAATGTTAGCGATACTTTTTTCCATATTAATATAATAAAAAATATATATAAATCAATTTTTATTCATATTTGATTAATTTATCTAAGAAATTTTGAGAGGCTTCCTCCGTTAATTTATAGTTTTTAAGTATATATAAAATTGTACGGCATTCTACTTGTGTTATTTTGCGACCATCAAATATTTTCATTAATAATTTATTAGAATCATCAATCGAAATACGACCATCACCTTGACCTTTTACTAATTCATCAGCTGTTACTAATAAACTTGCATCAAATTTTAAGCCATCAATAATCTTATAGTAATTAACTTTATTATCCATCTTTATAATAATCAAAGAAAACTTTTAAATAAAAAAGGAGTTTCTTTAATTACGGGAATATTATTTACAAATTCACTAATTGCATAATAAGTGATTGCAAGCATCGCAATACGCCCATTATTAAGTTCTTTGAGTTCTATGTCGCGTTTAGTTCTAGGGTCCTTATTGACATATAGTTTAAGAGGGTCAAAACTAAGATCACCAGGAATAGTATTATTAGTATATTCCTTATTTAGTGCAACAGATTCAAAAGTTGCCATGAATACAATAATAGCCATAAAGAATACAGGATTAATCTTATCTAGACCACCATTTAAAAGTGACAGAGCCTTACCATTAAATGAAAGCAAATTCATTTTATTAGCAAGTTTAGATAAATATGGATGATAAATCTCAGACAAAGGACATCCGACACTTGCGAGCATTGCGAGACGACCATGTTTAATTTCAGCTTCACGATAGTTGTTTAGTGTTCCAATATCAGTAGCGCAATTAAGTGGATCAAATCCTTTGTTTCATACTAGAATTGATGCCTCGCCGTCAGCCAATATAGAATCCTTTTTGAGAAGACCCCAATTAATCGCATTTCTTACAAAAAGATTTCCACCATTTTTTTTTCCAAACTTATTAATATTACCTAGTCTTTCAAACTCAGGATAATCAATCTTTTTATCATTGTTAATATCTGCTAATTCCATATAATTATTTTTTCCGTAATAATTATTCAACTCTACAACATCAATTGTACCTGATTTATCAACATCAATATCTTTAAATGTATTAGTATCAAAATAATTTAGTTTCATTTTACAAACATTTTTTACGACATTTGCGCATCGCATTCTCATAACAGGGATATTGTTAATATGAGTAAAGCAAATAGCTTGACAAACCAATACACAAATTAAAGAAAGACGAAACATTAATTACATATATATGTGTTTATTTTTCTTTAATACTTTATTATTATATATGATGTAATAATATATAAAAATACACACATATAATTATAAATAATGAGAATTTGCTATTTATTACTATTTATAAGCTATGTACACACATTTATAAATATTAACACATATAATGGAAATATTAATTTAATATCTAATATAAAAAAAACTAATAATATTAATTTTGTAATCTGGAAGGGATATGCTATTCCAAGTAAAAATTATATCAAATTTGGAGAAAATATAATAAATAGAGGATTAAGAAAAAATATAAATATTAATGTAACTATATGTGATAATTATAATTTACCAAATCTTAATAATACAATACTATTTGGACATTCAGCAGGAGGATATCATTGTATAAATAATAATAATAATATTAAAGCAAGAATTACATATGGAGCATCTCCAAAATCAATATATGATAATACATTATTTAACATTAAAAATAAACAAGATACAAATATCTTGAATATAATTGGAGAATGCGATGGTTTTATATCATATATTAATTTATTAGATCAAAAAAACTACAATATTAAAAATGATATCCATAACAATATCTTAATATGTACTAAATCTAACCACTTTTGCATTACAGAAAATAAAAAAACTTTAATATCTACTTTACTTTGTAAATATGATCAAATGCTAGATACAAATTATACAAATATGATGAATGATGTATCAAAAACAATAATTTCATATATTTTATATTTAAATAATAATACTACTATTTATAATTATAAATATACACAAGATATTTTTAAGAAAAACATAGTATTTGAAATAACAAGTTATAGGCAATTTCTTAGAACAAAACCAGATATATGTAAAACTTATATTTATATAGATGAAATAAATAATCATACATTTATTAAAACATCTGGACTTCTTGGAGATATTTTATTAGATATACTTATATATAAACAAAAAATTGTTGAAGTTAATAACACTTTAAAATGGTTATTAAGTAAAAACAAAGATATATTGTATTTCAGTTATAAAAAAAGAAATTATAAATATTTTAGATTACCTTATGTTATAAAATAATTTTAACTAGATATATGATTTATATTATAATTATGTATCAATGATAAATATGATGTGGGTTTAAATTTGCGTTTTAAAAACATCAACTAATATTATATTTATTTTTATTAAATTTTTTTAAATGTTATTATAAATATATAAATTAAACTTTATATATTTTACAAAAATAATTTGTGCTCTCGGGGAGACTCGAACTCCCAATCTTTGGCTCATAAGACCAACGCTTTGACCGATTAAGCTACGAGAGCTTGTAATAGGAGCCCGCTCCCATTACATATATATATATGTTTTAATCCTTATATATTTTTATAACTTGCATCCACTTTTAATGGGATTAATTCTTTGGGTTTTCATTAAATCATTATCATTAACAGGTTCTAGAAGATCACTATCTAATCTATTAGAAAACGCATTAGATTTTTGAGGTATTTTAGTAATGCTACACTCATCAATTGTTGGAGACGATTGATATATCATACCTACATTACCATTTTCACGTGCTGCAGCAGAGTTTTCAAATGGTTTGCGAGTAGTCATTTCAACATCCGCCGAGTCACGATTAATATTCATATTTCCAGGATTTGGTGTATGACCAGCAGAAATCATTATTCTTTCACGTGTATCATCAATTTCAGCATTTTCTTCGGCAGTTCTATCGCGTTGTCTATGTTCATTGATTGCACCAGCAATACCATATTCATTGGTATCAGATAAGAATTGTTTGTGTGTATTTTTAAGATCAATTTCTTTGCTAATATATCCTCCAAATAATCCTTCAAGCATACCACCTAAGAAACCATATGGTGATTTAGCAACTAATGTTGTCTCTTTAACAGTAGTTCTAGCTACAATTTCTGGATCATATACAGATACACTATAAGTTACACCTCCAATATTTCTAACAGTATCAACAGCCTTAACGGTTTCGCGAATAGTAGTTTTTGCTTTATCATCTGCTTTTGTATATCCACCATCACTACCTTTGACATTTGTATATACACTATCGTGAATTAAAGTTTCTTTTACAGTAGTTTTTGCTTGATCAGTTATAGTAGAATATATTTCTTTATTTCCTGTTAAATTAATCATTTCACTATCATGAATTGTGGTTTCTTTAACAGTAGTTTTCATTATGTGATTATCTGGATCATAAGTTGTAGCTTTCTCAGGTATTTGTATACTTGGATTACCTACACCGCGTTCAGATTCTACGGTATACTCCTTCATTGTATATTTCAATGCATCAATAACAGGTGAAACAATAGCTTTTACAATACTTGTGACATTAGATACAACTGGTTTATTTTCAGTAGTAGCTCTTTCATTATTATAAACAATAACCTTACTTTTTCCATAATCATCACAAAAACCCGCATTTGCATCACTTAGAGATACACTACCTTGATAATCTACATGTGATTCTTGGCGTGTTGTTGGTCTTATATTTTGAGCAGGACGCAATGATTCTTTGCTATTGGCACCTGTTGTTTTAATCCACATATCTTCACTTTGCTCATACACAGTATCTGGGCGATTTTTAACAAGAGGCATTTGAACTCCTCTTTGATCTGTACCCTTAATGTGACTTTTAACAGGAATATTGAAATACGTTTGTTTTTGATTAATTTTACTGCGTAACTCATCTAAATTCTTAGGTCTTGCAAGCGTATTTGTATCTGTTTGATGAAAACCTCCAATACCTTTTGATTCGTAACCTTGATTTAATCCAGGGCCAACTTTAACTTGTTCTATTGGGAAAAAATTATTTGCTTTTTCCTTAAAATCTAAACGAGATTTATAAAAGTCATCGTTATTTTTCATACCACAAATATTTCCACCAGCATTAGCTTGTGGTTTAAACATAGATTGTACCTCTTTTTTTGTTTGCCAAAATTGATTGCCACCAGTTCTATTATCAAGAAAAGGTGACATTGATTCAAGATTAGTATTCTGTGTTACATTTTTACGTAAAAATGGTGTCATATTATTGTGTGTAAATGATACACTGCTAATTTTATTTCCAGTTAAAGATTGTACATATTCGGGACTATTACTATTATCAGGAATAGTGTAATTCATTTTTTTAAACATATCAGATGTAGCAGGCATAGAAACAATACCAGTATTTCCCGCATTTGCCATGTTATACATTTTACTACTTCTATATTGTTCATCTTGTTTAACTTGATTCCAATATGTAGAATCATATATATTTTTCATTGATGGTATATCGTTGGATAATTCCATTATTGGCCTCTAATCAATAAAGGATAAAAAATACATTAATATATACAATAGATATTCATTAATTACTTTAAATTAAGTTTTACAAGAAACACCCGTATACATTGAACCATAAGGATATCCTGGTGTATAAATTTTATTATCTTTATTGCACATTTTCCAATCTTCTAATTTATTCATATCTCCGCTTCCATTTTTTGGTAAAAAAATAGATTGGTCTGCCGGTTCTTCAATACATGGCGTATGATTATCTTTTGCAACCATTCTATAATTAACTGGTATTCTGTCAAATCCTTCAATAGCTCTTTCTTGTGGGTCAAAGCATAACCATTCCCATCTATTTATACCTGTTTCTTTTAATGTACATGGTGGATTAGATAAACGCGTATCTTCACGAGGTGCAGTGCAAGCACGTGGATCAGTATTACCTAATATAAAGCAACCAGATTTCTCGTATTTACCAGGAATATATTCTTTGGCATTACATTTAGTGTTTTTATAGTTAAGCCCTAATAATTCACTTGAATCATCTATGGCTTTCTTCATAGAGCAAGTATTTTGACCATAATTTTGATATCTTAATGATGGGTCAGAAGGTATATCTTGTGAACAATCAGCACAATCATTATATGGTGATTCTAATTGATATAAACCAGGTCCAACCGTTCTGCGTAATTTTTCTTTATAACTGCAACTATCGTAGTTTAATCTTGTATCTATATATTTATTCATATCTAATAAAATAATATATTATTTTATGTATTAAATAAATAGATATGTTATTGTTAATTGAAAATTTCAATAATCAAGAAGAAGAAACAAAATATAGCCCAATTGAAGTTATTTATTTAT